CACTGAATTTAACTTTGTATGTTCTCTTGCCTTTGGTGACTTTCATAGGTTCAGCGATGAATCCGATGTCGCCCTGATAGTTCGCTATGAGTTGCTGTGGTTGGAACTTGGGCTTCTCATTGACACTCTCAATGACACCTTGAATACCTAAGTATTTCTCAAGACTGCCATGGCATCCTCCGATAACCTTGACCTCATCGCCTACTTTGATCGCCATAGGTTTCTCTGCCTCCTCTTTGATTAACTCAAGTTCATCTGGTTCATAATCCCAATCATCGCCATTGATTTCTACGCCAACCATAGGCTTATCATAGCCACCACTGTTCATTTTAGGAGTATGTAGATGTACCACTGCTCCTTTAGAACCAACCACTGCTCTGTTCCATCTTCCGACATTGAGATTTCTTGAGAATACAACTTCGTCGCCAACTTTAAATTCCATAGTATCTCCTCCTCAGTTTCCTTTGGTTTCCTAGTTAGTCATAGTGAACCCTATATAAGCCATCAAAGTGTCCACGTTATGCCTGAGCTCATCTAGGGAACCTTGGTTTATTACGCGATACCCACAGAGTTCCTTGAGTCCCTTGATCTCTGACTCCGCCACATGCATCAATGAGTCAGCATCGTATCCACCGTCTCTCTGAGACAACCTAGCGACTCTTACGTCCTCACTGCACTCCACATAGATGCTGTGGAAGTCTGAGAATGCTTGGAACTCATTGATGAATCTGCAGTCTGTGATGATGACCGGGGTTCTACAGCGAGCTACCTTAGCTTTCACTGCGTCTATCCAGATGTCAGCATAGTATTCCCTTGCCCACATGCCGAGGTCTTGAAGTAATCTACGGTCTTTCCCTTGATCCTCTGGGTAGCACATGAATTGCCGTAGTCTTCTTCGGTAGTCCGAGGGTTCCTTGCCATCAAAGAGTTGACCCATGTACGCTATGGCTCCATTGATGTCGCGGATTCTAAGGAGTCTCGCGACCAGCTTGAGATCATCTGCGAAGGCTATGCGAGTCCCTGGGAGCAACGAGGATACTGTGTCCTTCCCTGATCCTGCCTCGCCGATTATAATGTAGTTCATAGGTTAACTTCCTTGAGTTCATCTTCGACCTTCTTAGTACCGTAGCCATCGCCTATGTATTCCTCAGTGAAATATGAAATGTCATAGGTTCCATCGTTATTAACTTTGACAATTCTGCAGTATTCTCTGTTTGTTGCTACGACTTGTCCTCGCTTAAACTTAGGCTCTGCGATGTATTCCTTGAGGAATCTCTGTTGCACAAAGAATACCTTGCCATCGCTGATTCTGCGGATTATTGTATCGTTGGATTCCTCGCATCTTCCTGGTAGTGTTAAGTTTATTCCTGTGATTTCATAAATACACTGTTTGCCATCGAGCGTTACTAGTCCTGACCACGATTCCTTTAGTTCTCCATTGACGAATTCATAGGAATAACTTCCGTCTCTCGATGTAACCTTGGAACCCACTGTTAGCATTGATTTCTCGCTTTCATTGATTAATTCGAAGCTACTTTGATTACATCCACGCATGACTCTGCCATTGTCAAAGTTGAACCATGTCTTACTATTGATGTTGTCTATGGATATCGTGGCTTTCCATCCGATATCATAGTTAAAATAATAGGTGTCTCGGTCACTTCCTTGAGGCTTCCCAAAGTCACACCCTTGATCTACCGCGATTACCCTTTGTCCTTCTTTGAATTTACCCATTGTATCTCCTCCGTTTCTTAGTTTCCTTTGGTTTCTCATTTAGGCATGAGGAACCCATAGTTTAACCTCACCACTATGCCTATCATAGAGTTCTGGGGTTAATAACTTTGCCATCCTAGCCATTAGCAATGCTTCTTCCTCGGTTTGTCCTTTGGATTCATAGATGGAAACGATGTTCTCCCAAGTTACCCCTGCTTCCAATGCAAGGCGAGCCTTCTTATCACCGATGCCCTTTGCACCACCAAAGCCATCTACTGAATCACCTTTGAGCGTCTGGTAATAATGATGCCACAATGCTGTCTGCGGATCAGTGACTTCGAAGGTTTCACGTTTCCAGTTGTATACGGTGGTATTCCTAGTTGTTAGTAGGTCTTTATCTATAGAACATACGCAGGTATTATCCAAAGACTCGCCAAGGATACAAAGAACGTCATCGGCCTCCAAATTCTCCCAGCATTCACAGTCATACTTAGATTCTACGAAGGCTCTGACATCAGAGAGCAGCTTAGGCTTCGGTGCTGTTCTATTGGATTTATACAGTGGATTCAGTGTTTTGCGGAAGTTCTTAGAGTGACTAAGGCACATTGTTACCTTGTAATCCTCTGTCCGATAAAAGTGTTCTCTGACCTTTGCTATAATGTGAGCTACTTGGTAACTTAGGACTGCTGTAGCTTTCCCCAGGTCATATTCTTCGGTGACAATACCGTCTCCCCAGTCTACCTTGTTGCAACCTACGATGGCACTGGTAAAGCAGAGTATGTCAGCGTCAATGAGGATGTTCAGTGTTTTACTCAGGTTCATCACACTCCTTTAGTTTCCTTTGGTTACTCACCCAGGCATAGCAAAGTTATTCCTTGTACCCAACGATATCGCAGAGATCAATGGCAAGATTGAATGTCGCTGTTTCTCTGCCATATTTCAATGATAGCAACGAATCTTCGGATCTTACCTTGTTCTCCTTGATAAACCCTTGAACAACACTGACCAACCTTTGCAATTCTGCGAGTTCAGCTTGGGCATTAGTAAGTATTTCTTTGTGTTCATCGAGTAATCCTGGCATTTTATCATAGATATCGCCTAGATATAACTGTGATGCACTTAGTAATTCCAATGCTTCTGTGATGTGCTTTGTTTTCATTGGGTTCCCTCCTTATTCTCCAAGAATTACATTGCCATCATAGTCAATATCTACGAAACATACAATGTTATAGTCAGAGATTTCATTGTCTCCACTGCTCTTGTCATAGTACACCTGAGCATCCTGTGGCATTTCCTGGAGCTTTTCTATGAGTTCTTTGACTGTCATTGGGATTCCTCCTGTACTTCCCAAGATAAATCAATGTGCTCCCATGCCCATTCATTGACTTGCTGCTGAATTACTTCGTCTCTTTGTTCCTCGGTTTTACCTTCGAGCCATTCATCTGGTACTTCAATGACTCCCTTATGTTCGCCAATGGCGAAACCAGTACTCAATGCTACCTTGACTTTCATTGTTTCCCTCCTCGATTAACCTTATATACTTATGATACTACATAGTTTCCTTTGTGTCAATGGTTTCTTTAGGAGATTTTAAGTCTTTCTCGAATCGTTGTTTCCTTCTTGAATGCTTCGAGTTCAAAGAACTTCTGTCCAGCATCGCGTCTACATTTACCTATCTTGCAACTTATGACATTCTCAAGTTCTTGTCGCTCAATGTGGCTAAGTTCTGGGTTTTCCCCTGTTTTCCATAGTAATAATATGATATCACCAGTGGCTTCTAAGGCTCCCCCTCCCTTCATTTGCGAAATGTCAGGCTCAGACCATGATTTCACTGTGCGATTCATTTGACTCAATGGAACCAGGATAATATTGAACTTCCTTGCCATCGGCTTGAATGCTGTGACTTTCGCCTCGAATTCACTGAAGTCGCCCATGCCAGCGATAAGTTGCACATAATCAATGAATACTACGTCCACTTTGCCATCAAAGGCATCATGGGTATTCGCGATGGCGATGCGCTCTTCGATTTGTTCCATAGTGAGCCCAGGAGTATCAATGACTTTGAGGTACTTTTGAATCTGTGTGAATACCTTGGCATAATCAAAAGTCTTATCTCGGATCTTCTGTCGAAGTTCCCTGACTTCCATCTTATATATGTTAGCAATGATACGCTCATAGAGTGACCCAGCCGACATTTCGAGACTAAAGAATAATACATTGAGTTTCAATCGTATCGCCATGTGCAATGCCATTTCCATAGCAACAAAGGTTTTTCCTACGGATGGCCTCGCTGCGATGAAAAACACATCAGACTTCCTGAGCCCTTCGAGGGATTTGTCAATACTTGGGTATCCAATAGTAATTCCATCGTGATTAATAACCATATCCTGGCATTCCTTGACACATTCCATGGCATCCTTGAATTCTTTGATGATATTGTCAGCGATGGAAGCCTTGGACATCTTTAAATATGTGGTAACATCGTCTAACTTCTGATCCCACCGTTTCGCGAGCATCTGGGCATGTATAGGTCTACCTCGCGATACTGTGCTTCAATGTCTTTACATTTGTCAAGGATCACTTCGAGACAATGGATATCGATGTGCTTTGTGGGATGATCTGCGATTTTAACATTGTAAATCCCATAGGTATTAAGGATATGTATATCATTGGGGTCTTTGACCTTCTTAGTTTCGCCATTAGGGAACGTGAATTCTTCCTGGGGATATATAAATACTCTGATGTTAAGGTTGGCTTTGTACTTATCTAGCTTTTCCCTGAGTTTTATAACTTCCTTGACTCCTGTGGAATCATTATCCATCAACGCAACAAAGGTCATTCCCTTGTGCATCTTATCAATGTCCTTAAGGATTGCAATGTGTTCCTTGGTTAGTCCTCCGCTGAGGTATCCACAGGAATTTAACCCTTGCATCTCACATGAAGCAACATCGTAGAAGCCCTCGCAGATGTACAGTGTCTTGTCAACATGGATAGTCTTTCGGATACGATGGTAATTATAGAGAATCTTACCCTTCTCAAAGACTCCATCGGCATAACTGTTCTTATACGTTGGCTTAATGTCGCTGCCAGTGCGTCTCTTTGAAAAACCACTGCATCTCCCCCATGTATCAAAGATTGGAAAGATTATTCCTGGGAACACTGTCTCAGGTTTACTTTGGCTTGCTAGGAATGTGCCCTGTTCATCAAAGCCAATCTTGTAATTACTAATGAGTTCGTCGGATAAACAACGCTTTTCACGAAGATGCTGCCGAACCTTATCTACATGCCCCATGAATTTTGCCATGTTATTCGTGTTTATTCTTACGATGTCCTTCTGTTGTTGGTATTCTTTGTCATCGCCTACGTTTATCTGCGCCTTTTCTGCGAGCTTCTCCACAGATCCATAAAATCCTAAGCCCTCCATTTCACTATGGAATTGTATGGAGGAACCGTGACTGCCACAGCCATGACAGTAGTAGTATTCATTATTTATAACTACGAAAGACGTAGGATTCGATGCATCGGCGTGTCCTGGCAATGGGCATATCCCGCGCTGCTCCCCTGGATTTGACGTTGGTGATAACTCCATATATTCTTCTACGAGCTCTATGAGGTCTGTTTTTGCCAAAACTGCGTTAATTATGGACATTATATCACCTCTTTGATATTCCCAGGATTACTTTGCAACCTAAATTCACCATAGTACTTCACTTCGCCATCGTGACGAGCTTTCAATGCTTCATCTATGGTTGGGAAGGTTCCCAGTGACACAGCTTTGCTATCTACGAATACCTTTGCGTAGAAATTCCCAGTGATAGGATTGAAGTAAACTCCTTGGTATCCAGTGTTACTTTTTCTTTTTATGGATCTTCTGTTTCTTACATTTTCTTGTCTGGTGCATATTCTTAGGAATTCTTTGCGATTGTCTGCGGTATCATGGAATTTATGGTCTGTCTCCATGTCTTCTGGGCAATCCATAACATATCTATGCAATCCTAAGATTTTACCATCGACCTGCGTAGTGATATATCCATTGTTGTTCATTTGCCACTTATGCTTCTTAATCTTATCTATATCTTCAATGTCCACTAAACCCCTGCCACGTTCATTACCATTAATATCAAAGCATATTATCTCAGCATAGTCATCGTGTAATATGAATTCATTGTCATCATAGATAGTTCTCGATGTTTCTCCATGTTTTACTACTTGATAATAATGTTTCAAACATAGTAATTCATCGGATACTGGGGATTTTACTATGCGACGAGTTTTATCACCACATACATCGCATGATTGATCCTTGGCATTGTGCGCTACCGTCTTTGCTTTCCCGTGGCATTGCTTAGAACAATACATCGCATTGTGGTCTGTCCTATGTTCAAACTCTAACCCACAGTGCAAACATATGCTAAACATTGTCTTCCTTGGCTTATCGTATTGAGCATTGTATTCTCTGTTGTAACATAGTCTACATAGTACTTTATTGAATTTATTAGTTTTGCCATAGATTTTACCTTCGGTTGTTCCACAGGTTTCGCATATTTTAGCCATAGAATCCCTCCTTAGTTTCCTTTAGTTACCCACGAAGACATAGCTGTGCTCGCTAATCCTCGATCTTAACGATTTTCCTTTGTCTTCCCCACTGACTACAGCGACTCACTGAATCCATATAAATATCCACGACATCATCGCTACCTACTCTGTCCTTCACAGTGTATTCCCTGTCATCAATGTGAATCTTAGTCCCAAAGGGGACTCCATTGTATGCTACGGCTCCCTCGTGGACTTTCTCACCATTTGCCATAGTATCTCCAGTATCACAGTCATCTCCTTGGGAATACGCTGTGACGTACACTGTGATCTCTCGATACCTTGGAACTTCCACTGGTTCCTCTATAATCACCTCTGGTAATATGGGAACCTCGTAGTACTCCCCGACTATACTAGGTACATACAAAGACAGCACCAAAATTATCATTAGTATCCTCAGGTCAACATCGCCTCCTTAATAATCCGCAGTTAATTTATCGTGCCTCACCGACTTAAACCGAGCTTCCCTCAGTGAACCTTTGGAACTATCGCGCATAGCCTTGACTTCAACGATTTTCCCTATGATAGACTTTGGATCACTCCACCATGCATTTCTCTGAGCATCCGTCATTCCTGAGACTGGCAGGGTTTTACCGTCCATCCATCGGACAATTAGTTTACCAAGGGTGTTACTGTATTTACCTTTGCCAACTTCTACGCCGACTACTTGGAGATCATAGGTCACACTTTGCTTGAGCTTGATAATATCCTCAGATCTCTTTGTGCCAACCACTGGACACCCAAGTCCACCTGCGTATAGCCCATGTGGATTCCGTAGTACACCGCCTTCTCTGCCTTGCTTCCAGACATCCTTCGTAAGTTCCATTGCTATTTCCATGGAATCAACGCGATACTGTTGTACTACGCTGCAATGGACTCGCTCAGGAAATCCATCGAACAACTCTGTAAGTGCTAAGTATCTATCCTGATACTCCACTGTTCCACCATTGATAAATTCATTGATTGTAATGAGGTCATGGCATCTAGCCTTGAGTTCTGGGTGCTGTTCTTTGGTGTCTCTGCAATGACCACTGATGACCGATTGTTCCATTCCTGGCTCATAGGCTTCAAAGATAACTAGGGTGTCATTATCCATTACATCAGCAAGCTCAGATTGTATATGTTCCATCGAAGTATAGACCTCGCCAGTCCTTGAGAATATATAGACAACTTCGCCTACACTGATGGACGATAGGCGTTCTCTGGTCTTCAGTGAGATACAGTAATTCCCATCGAGCTTCTCAGACCAAAGCATAGGAAACTTTAGCTTACTTGGTTTTGCTTTGGCAACTTCGAGGGCTAGTTGCACCAGTTTCTCCTTTGTACGACCACTTATTTCTACTAAGCTAATCATCGGAATCCTCCTTTGGTTTCTTATGGTTGCATTGATAGACATAGGAAATCGGCAGTCCCTCGATTAAAGCATAGAGTTCATCGATTTTACCAAGTATCTCATTGACCTCCTGTGGAACCTCACGTATCTCAAGGTTTACGAAGGCTCGTAGTAATGCCTGGTGACTATTGTAATATCCAATGACCTCCCAGTGACCCTTCGACATTCCTTTGGATACTTTAACACCATCGACCTTCTTAAAGAGCTCCACTGGGCGCACAAGGTGCTCTAAGACGACATTGCGCTCATCGATCTTTATCTTGTAATCATCACTGAGGAACATTGATATCCACCAGCCCTTCGTAATTACTTAGCTCTTCCCTAGCAGCCCTGAGTAGTTCAAGGTTATCCTCGGTTCTGTGGCAACTATGTAATTCCAGGAGTACCCTGAGTAGTTCCAATGCTAATCTCACATTAATCATAGATCACCTCATATAAATACCTCTGTCTAGTCTTTGAGAACCTAGATATACCACCGTCATCATCGGACACCTCGTAGTTGCCATTGTCATCACTTAGGACTTCATAGCGTTTACCTTTGACGAACACCACTGTGTCCTCAGCATCCATCATGTTCTGGCGAAATACCAAGTGAGTTACCTTGGGTTTCCCTAGCTTCTCACCGCAGAATGGACAATAGTGAATATCAATGGCATCACGCTCAGTAAACAATGTCCAGCAATTGAATTCCCAGGCTACCTCGGTGTTCTTGGGCTTGGCCTTGCATTTGTGAAGTTTCATAAGCGATACCATCGATTACATCGATGACACCAGTATGATCCATAGAATCCTACGGGATTGAAGTTATGTCCGAAGAATTTGCATAGTAATTTACTTAGCATTGCTCTGTGACCTCCCTTACCTCTACTTCATTGATATCCACCCAGTATAATTTCATAGAGTCATTGATGATTATAAAGTACCCTATGCCTACTCCGTATGATTCAAAGCCAACCACTGAATACCAAGTGTCTGAGGTTATAGCATCGTGCTTATGGAGTACTTTGATTTCTAAGTACCTTAGTATTTTCGTGGGTTCTTTGTGATTCTGAAGATCTGAAATGATTTTCATAGTACCTCCTTAGTTAATCTGGTTTCCCTCCGCAATGCTTGCATAGCTTCAACTTCACTGAACATTCAAGGCATAGATCATCAGTACAAGTGTTTCCGAAGTGTAAATCCTTGTCACAACCACGGCAATTCGTAGTAGTCATTGCTGCGCCACCAATCCTCGCAGTATCAAAGTAATAGCAATATCTACATAGACCATTGGCTTTCCTTTGTTTCTTCTCTGGATCACTGTAATATGCTATGAGCCTAGCACTGGTTGATTCTATGTGTCCCTTGTGTCTAGCATTGGCATTCAAGATGTCTCCTGGCTCCAGTGGTCTTCTTTTGAAATTCATCGTCATCACAGTCCTTTCAAGCAGTCTAAGAGACTTGGGTATTGCTCAATGGTTCCCTCTGGCTTATTTGCGGACATCCTAAGCTGCATCTGCCACGCCTGTGACTTACCATAGATATCGTAGAGACTAACCACGGTTGGCTCTTGGAGACTATACAGGTAGTCATAGAATACTTGGTAATTCACAGGATCAACATGCTTCGCAAAGTAATTCCTAAGCTTAAACAGTCCTGACTTAGTGAAACCTTGTGGATCACAGCGATTCATATATGTCATAGCTAATGTATGGACTTTCTTATGGATAGGGAGCTCATGGTATTCCTGTGGTGTCAGTGGTGGTTTCTTAGGTTTAGCCATTGATATCACCGAGCTTTACACCACAGAAAGGACAGAAGTTTACATTGTATCTTTTATCGATATAACATTCGCAATCCCAGTCATACTCGGGGATAATAAGATGCCAGTATCCATTCGCAGAATTATCTATTCTAAATTCTTCGGCAAGACCATCGCACTCATGTTCTAACATCGGTACACCTCCGCTTTCCTAAGTAATTCTTTGTAATCTCTGCGACATCCGAAGCTGCAGAAGTTACCTTTGACTACGAAGATTCCTAGGTTGCCTTTGCAGTGCTTGCATTTCATAGGGTTACCTCAATTGAATCCATGATATTTCTATACACATCCGATGAACTCCCTAGATTATAACTATGGAAACTCCCACGTTCCTTCTGTGAATACAGTTGTTTAGTTGCATCAATGATGTCAGGGACACTCCCTAGTCCATGCCAGAGTATCTTCACTGGAATCAGCAATGTCTCCAATAATATTCCAAGGTTATTCGTGAAGACATCAATGCGTATTTCATTGGCACTATGGTAGCATTCGTATCGTTGATACCACTTGGCATTTGTGAAGTACTTAGACTTCAAGGCATGACTCAGATTAAACCGTTGATATCCTCTGGACTCAAGTGATTCATAAATGTACATATGTACCTCCTTAGTTTTCTTTGGTTGCTTTGGTGGGCATAGGTAGTCCTAAGATTGCCATTGTGTTCTGTGTTAGGTTTCACAGGTGTTCAATGAGGTGCTTAGGTGGGTTATGAAGGTTAAAGTTGTCCCGACAACTCATTCATTCCGAAGCGTAGCGAGGTATGAATGGACTGTGAAGTTTGCTTAGGATACCTAATTACATATCATAATTGGTATGTAGCGTTCTTAACTATTCGTAATCAGTCCTTTACCGATATACGGATTCGGTGCGCTTGCGTTCCTCGTTCTTACCTTGGATATTCATTGTACAACTATAGCATCTCTTGTGACATGTATAGTTTACTAGAAAGAAGATAAAGGGCAACAATGTAGCAATTCCGCACCTTCACGGGCATTTATAGGTATTCTGTAGGCAACCTTCAAGGTTATCTATGGACTACCTATGAGCATACTTAGTTTACCATAACTACATACCGTACCACTCAGGATTAACTTTGTAGAACACCGACTTCCCTCTGTGAACCTTAGAAATCACTTGCTTATCAATGAGGCCATTCATGACTTCTATGATATGAGCTTTGTTCCAGCCTATGAGTTCTATGATTTCCTTCTGACTCATAGGAATCCCATCCTCATCTGTGATCACATTGGACTCAAGGTTGCAGAAGGGAATCAAGTCGAACAACATTTGCTTCTCTGATGAACTAAACATATTACCACGCACCGCCTTTTGATTTATCATTTTATGAACCTTTGTGAATCCAGTGGACGGCTTGAGCTTCTTTGTATCCCTGGCTTTCTTCGCCTTGGCATACTCTCGCTTTAACTGGGTATCCTCATCTTTACCCATGAGGTAACTGACGCATCGTGCAATATGGTCATCAGGGCTATCAAATTCTTCCAATGAATCACCTCCAGTTTCCTTTGGTATCCCAAGAGCACATAGTTAACCCTTGCAGCACTTAAGCTCCCTACTGCTCTTCGCGCGATACTTCCGATTCCTAAGAATTCCCACAGTATTATTCATATCCTTCACAGTCTCTACCAGGGAATACTTTAGCTTATCATTATTGCTCTGGAAAGCCTTGAAGGACTCAAGCATCATGAGTTCATCCTTGATTGCACGACGTTCCCTAAGTAACCTGCGTTGTTCTAATACTAGCCTTGTTAATTCCGATGCTGACAGTGGTGACAATTCCAACTCATGGTTTAAATCCGAGAGCTCTTGTTCTATGGCATACTTCTGTTGGCATAGGTCACTCATGATGTTTCCGATATTTTTCAAAGCATACAACATGCGCTCAGTGGCGTATTGGATCTCCTTAGCATTCATTGTAATTCCTCCAGTTTCCTATTTAACCACCCTAGTAGCCCATTGGAGCCACTTTGGGTTCCTCCGCATACAAACGTATTACCTATGTTAATTAAGTGCCCTATGGCTTCACTTTCCACACCATTAAATCAGCAGGTTCATCTAGTTCACTGTATTTCTGGGAATCCCCAGGCATATCACATGGATCAACCCAGTCAGGCAGTGGTATGCGATGTCCTCTGCGTATTATAAAGTCATTCATTATATCCTCCGTTTCCCTTAGTATGGGTGGGACGACCTAGGATTCCCTAAATCATCCCGTAGTTCAGTTTCCTTTGGTTTCCTAGGTGAGCATAGTTAAGCCAGGGTTAGAATGGGATCTCTTCGCTAGGTATAGTATTGTCTGGCACGAATTCCTCGAATACGAAGTCAGCGGTCGCTCCCCCAGTGTACTCAATGAGGTTGTACACTACGATCTGGTTGAGATACAATGCTACACCATTGCCATCCTCAGACTCATAGTAAACGCTAGGAGTGAAGCTAACCTTGATATCGCTGCCGTTACCGATGGATTTCTGTGATATTACTTCGCCATACTTAGTAAATACTGGGACTGTCTTCTGATTTTCATCTTTGTCGAATGCATATGTCCAGAATTGAAACTGAGTTACCCCTGTTTCCTTGTTAGTCTTCCAGCCAAGGCGAGGTCTGGCTCTCCATTCCTTACCTTTGTATTGTGGAGATTTCTGGGCATCCTCGTATAACTTGGTAATATCAGCTTTTAACTTAGCTTCTTCCTTGGGATCAGTGATAATAACGTTGATCATGTACTTACGTTTACCTTTGAATTCATCGATTACAGTGTTTACTTTTGAATACATCGCTTTCCCCATAGGAGTCACCATTTTTACATAGTTCTTTTCGTTTGCCATTGTTAACATCCATCCTCTTTGTTTATTTTTAGTTTCCTTTGGTTTCCTGAGTAGACATGGTTAAGCCTTGATTTTCATTAGATTTGCAAGGGCATCTTGTGCCATAACATTCCACTGTGCGATCCATGATTTCTTAAGACATTTATTGCATAATCTCGGTAATTTCATTGTATCACCTCCTTAGCTTAGTTTCCTTTGGTTACCTCATTGGGCATAGCAAAGCTGACCTGTGTTTTCAGTGTAATCCTCTGGGAAGTTTAGGATATCTGTGCGACCATAGTGTGCAAATGATGCTGCATCGTAGGCCTTGGCTGCTAGGATTGGGTCGGTGAATACACCTATATGTTTTCTTTTACCACAGATAGTTATTGCCACTAACCATTTATTACAACCGATATTCCAAGATACTCCAATATAACCTGATGTATTTTGTCCAGATTTATTTCTCCTAGACACTACTGTTTTATACTGTTTGTCATTAGGGAAATTAAGAATACATGGGAAACCTAAGTTAGTATAAGCAAATCTGTCATAAGCCTTAGCTGCCTCTATAGTATCACTAAAGTAACCAATATGATTTATTTTGCCATTGACAGTGCATCTTGATTGCCATTTGTCCTTCTGTTGACACCAGTGGACTCCAGAGAATCCAGATGTATTATTGCTTTGTTTTCTTCCTGTATTATTAATTGACATTTTAATCCTTGTTGACATTGGAAGTTTTTTGCCAATATGAATCATTGACATTTTAAGTTTTGATTCGTTAGTGTGCTTTAACCCAGTGTGGAACTTTGACATTCTTTTTTTTGTTTCTTCTGAATGCTTCGAGCTATTTCCCCCAAACCTCAAGTTAAACCCATATTCCCTACTAAGGGTTCTAAATGTATATATCCAGAATATTTCAGCTTCGTTACATTGTTCAACTGTATTACAAGCCTCAAGAATTTGAAATGCAAAACCATGCTCACTATATTTGTTCCATGACCTCTGTAAATGTATATTCCTATGTTCGTTACCGTTGAGAGTCCTCTTGTGTTCTCTCCACCTCTTTCTAAAGCTCACCATAGTCTGTCCTACATACCGCTTCCCATTGGCAACACAGGTTATACAATAGATGCCACAGCTATCCAAGTCTTCCATTATTCCGTCCTCAGTCTTCCCAGCAACTCCTCTGACTCCTCTGCTTCCCATTGTGCCTTTACCTCAGCTTCCTCGTCGGACATAGGAAGCCACCAAACACTGTCGGTATAACCACACTCGCAACGGCATTCTCTGAGACTCAATGTCATCTCAGTTTCTTTACCACAATTTGGACAATAGATTTCTCTAGTTATTTTCATTGTATCCTCCTTTAGTTTCCTTTGGTTTCCCATAAGGGCATAGTTAAGCCATCTTTGATAACCATTGAATACCCTTGGGAGATACATAAGTAATACTATGATGCGATGGAGTTTCATATGGAGCTTTAACTGCGAAATATCCTGCTTCAATGTACTTTTGATACGGTATTGTACTGTTCTTCATTAGAATATCATTACTGCGTAGTAATCCGAAGAGTCTCTTTTGCCCAGTACCAAGCATCTTCGCAGCATTTCCTATGGAATAATATCCATTATTGTCAATGAACACGTCAAAGGCTTTGGCTTTGGGTTCCATAGTTGCCACTTTAATTTCTAAGACATTCTTTGCTTCTATGGCATCTGCCCATGCTCTCGCCGCTGTCACTGGATTATTAAAGTTTGGCAATATGAAATTCACTGCTTTGAAGTAGGTTTCTTCGAGTACATCGAATTGTTGCCATGCTTTATCTGTGTCTAATATCTTGGAATGTCTATTGGCTCCACGGTCTGTCCAAAGGTAGAGACTTGGTGAACGTTGTGGCACTACATGAACATTGTTCACATAGTCCTTGAAAGCCTTTAGTTCTGCGCCAGTAAGCACATGGTAATCCCTGCCTTCTATGAAGCGATCCTTGTTATTGCTAAAGTTCTTAACTATGTTATTGCCATCTGTTTCATAGACCTCCGCAAGTTGCGCTGTGGTGAGTACACGATTTCCTTTGTGTTCGATGATTGCTAAGTTCATACTATACTTCCTCCTTATTTATACTTTACAACACTGATTTCATTGATTCTTCGATTTCCTTGCTGGGACACCCAGGCTCTTTCATCATAGCTTCATAGAGTTTCATAGCTGACTTAACAGCATAGCTATCTGGGTTAATATCGCCTTCGATGATTTGCTCAGGCTTACTAAGGATTTCATTCATCTTCTCAGGAGACACCTTGTATGCCCTGCCCCATGCCTTCGCTACTTCAATGATTTCTTCGACTGACACTCCGTATTCAGGATCAATCATAGGTTGAGTTAGGGCTTCATTGGCTTTCTTAAGTTGCTCTGGTGTCATAGATATTCCTCCTCTATATAGTTTCTATGGAATTCTTCACAAATAGGGTCTTCGCAGGTTTCATAGAGCTTATATTCGGTGCAATCCTCGCATCTATCTGCGTAATAATGGTCTCCAAGGAACCAATGTGTATACAATGAATTTCTAATACACATATCGCAGTCTACCTTGTATACACTACAATCGCTAGTATACTCGCAGTTAACTTTCATTGTTACACTCCTTTAAATCCATTGCCATATCTTTGTTCAATGTATTTGAATAACTTTGCTTCCTCGAATCTCCAATATTTACCTATCTTGACTCCAGGTATCTTCCTTCTTTTTGCCAATTCATAGACTTGCTTTGTTGATAGCTTAAGGATATCTGAGACTTCATTAGCAGTTAGGTAATTCACTGTAGCCATTGTTATTCCTCCTTATTCAATGTAACATCTCTGGATTCATCGTATGCGAAGTCTCCAAAGTATTTAGCTTCGGCTGCCTTGCGAGCCGCAATGGCACCTTGGATGTCTGAGTATGATCCAAGGTAAATAACCTTAGTATTTACTGTAATATTTGCAATCCATCGATTAGCCCTGCTGCGCCAATGAACACCTTTGCATCCCGATGTATTCCTTGAGCTTATTCTTGCATTTTGCTGTGCAGATGATAGCGTCCCCTCCATTAGATTATTCTTACGATAATCTAATGTATCTTTGTTTTTAAACACTACCATTCCATCGATTTTCATAAGCAAATGATGCGCATATGTTAATACACCGTTAATCCTAGTACTGGCCATTAGATACTTTCCAGCCCCGTTGATATGCCAATGATGCATCTTAAATTTAGATATATCATCAATATCAATTTTAAAACTACCAACATTAGTATCCTGTTTTCCGAAGCATGTTATTTTAGCGTAGGTATTATGCATCGTAATAATATTATCCTTGGATTTCTTTATACCATTACATGGGTTACTCAATATTTCACCATACCTTTCCATATGATGCATATGAGTCATACATAAGTCCATCTTAAATTTCCCTTTCTTGCCACAGACTCTATAAGTACTACCACACACTTCGCATGATTTTAATGCGTTCGCAGTATTACTATGTCTATTCATGTATTGGTAATGTTTGGGGCATAAGTCCATATTAAGTTTGCCTGTTTTTCCAGATATCCTTCCTTCGCTAGTTCCACAGACTTCACAGGTTTTCATTGTTATCCTCCGTTTATCCATAGTTTCCTTTGGTTTCCCATGTCCCCAATGTAAAAGGAATGCATCGCACTCCCTATGTCCTGTCCCTTGTTCTATTCACTGCAACTCACCGTCCTTATGTATTTATAGTATCACTTAGTTTCCTTAGTGTCAAGCATTATTTCTAGGATTATCAAAACAATATTCTGCCACTCCATCTACTAAGATATCCTCAAGTTCACTATTTGTCTCTTGTAACTCTAAGAGTGTTGGTGCTGATTCTGGGTGAATCCTTATTAAACTATGAAAAATTGCAGTCCTGCGGTCTAGTAAAGGACGCCTTCGCTCTGCTGCGATTGCCATAGCTGTCCCTGGGATATACTCCGCATCCCAAATGTCATCATTGTATTGATCTAAGCTTGTCCCTTGCCTGTGTTTGGTTGCTAATGTCATCAATGTATTATCCCCCTTATTTAGTAATGTTGCATCTCTTTGTTAAACTCATAATAACACATTAGTTTCATTGTAGTCAATAGTTTTCTTATAAAGTTTATTGTGATATAATGAATACAATGTTACTACGTGGTTTCTTTGTTGATACAACGGGTATAAACCCTCCTTGATTTGGGAATACTGTAACTTTATGTCCTAATATTACCATAGCCATCAAAAGGTGTCAACACTTTTATTATGTACTCTATTGTAATTCCAAATCCTTTATTGCAATATTATTTATGTGCATATATAATATACCAAGGAGGTGATCAAATTGTTATATGGGGAACGAGTTAGGTATGCGAGGAAGAAACTAGGGCTATCCAGAATGAAATTCGCAGTAATGCTGGATATGACCGAACGCAGCATTGCTAACGTCGAGAATTCCAAGGATGAGTCAGTAAAACTCAGCTTCGAACGAATGAAGCTAATCATTGAAAAAGCTGAGTTACCTGCTGGCTATTTCTTTTATACTAACAAAGAGTTCATGGATATTGTGTTGAGTGACCATGCTCCCGATGTTTATACTAAGGGTGGGCACATGCTTGACGAAGAATTCAAGGAAGTCCTAGAGCTTTCTAAACAAAAGCTAGATTAAACCATGGTTCCTAAGTCTCCTTAGGAACTCCTCTTCGAAATCAGGGTGAACAAAGTATATCCCATGCACCCATGCCCACTCAGTATACTTGAAGTTATACAGAATATACTTGATATCTCCAACGGTCTTTACTGTATACATTGTAACATCTCCTATAGAACAAGTGTTCGTTGTTTTAATATTTGCTTATAGTTTACCATAGGTCTCAAGTCCTGTAAACGATGATAAATGTCGAATATAGGATTATTTAGTATCGTTTAATAATTTCTACGGAGGGAATATGGAAGAAAAACATAAGAAGAAGCGTAGAGCCAAGGGAGACGGTGGATACCAAGATTTAGGCAATGGAAAGCATAAGGTTCAAATAACGATCAAAGGCATCGATGGTAAACAGTGTCGAAAATCGTTTACTGCGGATTCTAAGCCTAAAGCTATAAAAATGCTCAACAAATTCAAGGCTGAAGCTGAGAACGGTATATTAGTAGCTCCACAGAAAACCACCATAAAAGACTATGTACAGCGATGGTTAGATTCCAAAGCATTCTCTGTTAAGCCAAAGTCTTATTCTACATACAAATTTGCCTGTGATAAACACATTGTTCCCACCCTAGGCAAACTAAAGATACAGAAAGTCACCACAGCGACCATTAACGACTACTTTAGCACTATGGGTAAACTAGGGTTAGCATTGGCTTCTATGGCTCAACACAGGGCGATTCTGAGTGGTGTAATGACACTCGCAGTAAACGAGGGTGTCATAGGTAAGAACCCAGTGACCACTGCTACCTCGATCCCTAAGAGCCGTAGTAAACAAGTAGTGCTTAGTAATGAGCAGATAGCAAAGCTGCTTGAGGTTTCTAGGACATACAAAGGTAAGCACAAAGGCAAGAGACTCCACTGCATCTACCATATTATCCTCCTGGCCTTAGCCACAGGAATGCGGAGGGGTGAACTCTTAGGACTTCAGTGGAACAATGTTACCGATGATTCAGTGAAAGTCGTGGATAACTATGTGGAGATTGATGGCAAGGGTGTCATGGATACTCCTAAGTCCGAGAATGGAGCCAGGGTATTCAGTGTTGAATCAGAGGTAATCAAGACACTTAGGGATGAACTATACGATCCCAAGTGTCCTTTAGTATTTCATGATAATGGTGAGCACATCAAGTTCACTAATTTAACTAGGGATTATAAGAATTGTCTTGAGCTCGCAGGGATATCCAGGGAAGTACGACTGCATGATCTCAGGCATACTCATGTTACCCACTTACTCTCGAATCACTATGATATTAAATTGGTCGCGCAGAGAATCGGTGATGATCCTAAAACTGTCCTAAATACCTATGCTCATGTGATGCCTGAGAAGGACAAGGAAGCCGCGAAATTCATGGGCTCAAAGCTATTTCCAAAGGATGATAAATAAGTGCTTATGAAGTGCTTATTGGCTCAATTTTGCTGGAGTTTACACACGTTAGCAGATATTACCAAACACAATGAACCCTTGTCCACCGCAGGATCGCAGTGATTACAAGGGTTCATTTTTATTATCACATAACGCCAAAATAG